TATTTATTTGAAAATTAACAAAATCTTTATCAAACATGTAATGATCTCTTATTGGAGTTTTGTCAAATTCCCACTTAACCCCAGTTGATGGTTTATATATTGAATGGTCTTTATTGTAATAAACTAATGATTTTGCTTGAATATTCTTATACATCTCTGGGTTTTTTTCTATCCATTTATAAAAATTTATTTTATTTATATCATATTTAGAATATGAAGTTTGCCCTTGAGATATTGCTTTTTGTGCTTGTCTTACAAATTGGCTTACAAGTCTTTCTGCGGGATCTCTAAAAGAAGAAAAAATATAAGTTGATTCATTAATTATTGGTTCAAACCAGCACCAATGCGCTGTGTCTGTTTCACTTATTTCATGTATATTTACTTTATTATTTTTAAAATAAGGAATCAAAGATGGCATCATGTTATGGCGAAAATGCGTTCCACCAGTGCGGGGTAAATGTAAATGATAAAAATAATCATGCATTATATTATTCCTTTATTTTTTAGAATTGGCATTACACCATTAATAAAATTATTTGCATAATATATTTCTGGAGTACCCCCTAAAAGCAATCGGTTGAGTCCAGCATTATAAAAATTTTCTATTAAGTCAGCCACCTCGACATAGCTTCCAACCATAGCAGTTATACCTCCATGACGAAGTAATCCAAATCCAGCCCAAATATTCTTTTCTATTGTTAAGTTTTCTTTAGAATAATTATGTAGTTTTTGTTGATGAACAACATTTTGTGATTCATGCAGCAAGGCTTCTTCTTTTAAACTGTTTATAATTTCGTCAGTAGCATAGGTAAGTATTTGTTCCGTAGTGTCCCAAGCAGACCTACTGTCTTTTTCAACTATTATAGTAGCTTTTATGCCAGAGTCTACTTTTATCTTATTTCTATTCTGTTTATATTGCTCTAAAGTTTCCATAGCATAATAGTGGGCATTCCCTACAGAATTAGCATTATGTATCGTGTTGTCTGATGATCCAGCAAATACTATTTCAAAGTCACACCCAGACATAGTATCAACATTTTCCAACTGATAAAATTCTCCATTATATGAATCAATTCTTCCATTTGTTACAAGTTTTTTAACTATTTCAGCATACTCTAAAGATCTTTTATATCTAAGAGAAATTGGAGTATGATCCCCATAACTAGCAAGCTCTTCTTTGTGTGCTCCAGACACAATATTTAAAATTAGTCTATCTCCAAATATTTTTTGAAAAGTTGCAACCTTCATAGCACAATATGTAGGACTTAGCTGAGCTGGATTAATTGCTAACATAAATTTAATATTTTTTGTAAGTGCTGAATATTTATAAGCCACTCCCCAAGGGTCGGGATAAAAAGATGTTGTTCTAATTAATATACAATGGATATTGCTTGTGTCTAGGAGTTGCAACAAATCTAGATTTTCATCAAGGTCATGCCCTCGTTCAAACATCCACTCTATTTTTAATTTATCCACAAGATCTCCTATTTGAATTATAGTATATCACATGTTATAATGATATTAATTAGAGATTGAGATAAAATGAGAGTATCAAAAAGTAGATCATTTTTAAAATCATGGACCTATAGATTTTTTGGGACATTGACTTCATTTTTAGTAGTTTATGCAGTTACTGGAAAAGGAAATTTAGCAACTTTGATAGCATTTTGGGAAACAATAATTAAAGTTGGAGTCTATTACTGGCATGAACGAATTTGGGATAATATTCAATGGGGAAGAAAATAAGAATTTTGCTTGACGGATCTACAGCAGAAGAATATGAAGATCCAATTGATTTAATTATACATACTAAGTGTCCAGGAAAGTGGAAAGTAATTGACATGGAAACTGGAGAAGAATATATAGGTTCTCCAGAAGGACATCCAAAATTTGCTACAATGCTTATGAATCGTGTTTCACGTGGAATAATAGGCCACTGGAGCAAGTTAAAGTGGAAGATTAATGGTTAAAATATTCGTTTTGAATTAACTAAATGGTAAAATAGAGTCATATGAAGGTTACTCCAATAGAAGAAGTGTCTTATGGCACATATGTGTGGCAAACAGCAGAGGGCAAACTAGTTACCGATGAAGATGGTAACTATATGTGTATTTTTTCAACAAAAGGAAATGTTGCAAAAATAGCAGAGCTTAGAAGATTTGCTAAAGAGTATGGTGTTGAAGAAGGTGGAGAGCCAGTATGGTTTTCTGGACACCGTCCCATTTCAGATGAAGAGTATGAAAATCAAAAACAAAGACTAGACTGGGGACTTGTTGCAGATGAATATGACCTTCCTGCATTAAAAGAAGACCTAGTGCAAAAGAAAAAAATGGGGATAATATGATAGATCATAAATCTACAGTTGTTGACGACGACACAGAAAATACAATGTTGCAAATAGAAGGAGCGTCCCTTGGGACAGCTCCAAGACAATTGCAAGAGACAGATTTTGATGATCCATTTTTGGCAAACGCTGAAGAAATTTTAAAAATAGACGGATTAAATCCGAACTTTAGAAAAAATACTTCTAGAAAAATGCAAAAAGCATATACTGGGATAGATGGCGCAAAATCAAAAAAATTAGATCCTCTAGATTTAACTGGGTATTCTTTATTTCAAATAGTTCAGCCACCATTTAATGTAATGTATTTAGCGCAACTTTATGAATTATCTCCATACCATCATGCAGCCGTAGATGCAAAAGTTTCAAACGTGGTTGGACTTGGCTATAAATTTTTAGAAAATCAAAAAACTTTAGACAAATTAGAAGATGTTTCTGAAGATTCAGCAAAGTTAGAAAAAGTTAGACGCAAAATCTCTCGTGCTAAAGTTATGATGAGGGATAAGATTGAAAGTTTAAATTCAGATGACACATTTGAAGAAATTATGAAAAAGGTTTATCGTGATTTAGAAGTAACTGGTAACGGGTATTTAGAAATTGGTAGAACATCATCTGGACAAATAGGTTATATAGGTCATATACCAGCTATTACAATGCGTATACGCCGTCATAGAGACGGTTTTGTGCAGGTGGTATACAATCGTTATACATTCTTCAGAAACTTTGGCGATACGTCAACTAAAGACCAAATAGGAACAGACCCAAGACCAAACGAAGTAATTCATTTTAAAAAATATTCTCCAACAAATACATATTACGGTATTCCAGATATTATGTCCGCATCTAAAGCAGTAGCTGGAGATGAGTTTGCAGCAAGATATAATCTTGATTATTTTGAAAATAAAGCAGTACCCAGATACATTATTGTTTCAAAAGGTGCTCGTTTAAATGCTGACTCAGAAAGAAAACTACTAGAATTTTTCCAAATTGGATTAAAAGGACGTAATCACAGAACTCTTTACATACCTCTCCCATCTGACGGAGAAAACACTCGTGTTGATTTTGACATGAAACCAGTAGAGGCAGGAATACAAGATTCTTCTTTTCAAAATTATTCTGTTGAAAATAGAGATAGAATTTTGATCGCACACAGAACTCCATTATCAAAAATTGGCCATGGGACTCCGAGCCCACTGGACGATAAAATTTATAAAGAACAAGTGTCTAGACCAGCTCAAGATATGCTTGAGATGCAAGTTAATAAACTTATTAAGGAATTTACTGATATGTTTATATTCCAATTTGAAGAATTAACGTTGACGGATGAACTTTCTCAAGCTCAAATTGATCAAATTTATCTAACAACTCAAGTAGTTACCCCAAATGAAATAAGAATGAGAAAAGGCCTAAATCCAATAGATTCGGGTGAAGAAGTTTTTGACCCACAGGCAAAAGCAGCTGAAATAAAAGCTCAAACTATGCAAAGTAGAACAAGAGATCAGAAAAGGAATGCTGCTCCTCCTGAATCGGTAAGCGGACGGGCTAGAAAAAATGAAGGGCGAAAGGTCAAATAATACCATAGAAATATTTTGACTTTGTATCAAATGTTGATATTATTTAACTTAGGATGGACATAAAAAAGGTACACTGGAATAATAGCGAAAGCAGAGTTAACTTATCATTTCCTATAACAAAGGTTAATAAGGAAAAAAGAACTGTCTCTGGATTTGCAACTTTAGATAACGTTGATCGTCATGGAGACATTGTAACATCAGAAGCATCTGAAAAAGCTTTTCAAAGATTCCGTGGTAATTTAAGAGAGATGCACCAACCAATTGCAATTGGTAAGGTGCTTTCTTTTCATCCAGAAGAATTTTACGACAAAGAATCTGGAAAAACATACAAAGGTATTTATGTTCAAAGTTATGTTTCAAAGGGTGCACAGGACACTTGGGAAAAAGTATTGGATGGGACACTTACTGGATTTTCAATAGGTGGAAACATTGTACAATCTTCTTTTGAGCCAGGCAAAGAAAAAGAAAATCGTGTTATTAAAGAATACGACCTAATGGAGCTATCATTAGTAGATACACCAGCTAATCCACTTGCAAATATTTTTTCTATTCAAAAAAATGCTGACGGATCTACAGTAGTAAAAGGAATTGCAGCAGACACATCAATTGAAAATGTTTTTTGGTGTAAAACTGATAAGGTTGCATCATCTTCAATAGAAGCGTCTAAAGATTGTGTAGTTTGTGGGTCAAACATGGATAGCATTGGATGGATTGAAAGTTCCGAAACAGAAAAAGGTTTAGCAATAAGTAAAATTATAGATTTGTATTTAAAAAAGGATGATGCCCCAAATTCTACTCATGAAGCAACAACACATGATGCAGATCCTCAAAATGCAATTTCTTCTGATCAGACAATTAATAGATATCCTGATCAAAATAAAATAAAGAAGTCTGATTCAGTTTTTGAATCAGAGAATGCTATAAATAAAGAAGGAGGTAATATGGCAGACGAAACAAACAATGCAGCAGAAACAGCTGTTGTAGAAGCAGCAGAAGCCGTTGTCGCAGATGCAGTCGAAACAGCAATTTCAGAAGTTGCAGCCGAAGTTGTAGAAACAGCTGAAGCAGCTCCGTCAGAAGATCTCGTAGAGAAGTCAGTCACTAGCGCAGAAGCAGAACAACCTTTTGCAAAAATGTTGACAGAACTGCGTGACCTCTTCGGTGAAGCAATAAATAAGAATTCTGCAGATGTTGAAGAACAGATTAAGAAATCAGCAGATCAAGTTGATACAGTAAAGTCAGAAATGACAGTAGCTGTAGAAGACATTAAGAAAGATTACAGTGGTCTTAATGACAATGTTTCAAATCTTGTAAAAAGATTAGAAGAACTTGAAAAGCGTTTTGAATCTTATGAGAAAGACACTGCAGTACAAAAGTCCATTGGTGACGTAGAAACAGCATCAAGGGATACAAAACTCCAGAAAAATTTGAAGGAGTTTGATTGGCAAGGATCCTTCCTCGGAGTCCACAATCTATAAAAATTTACAAAAAAAAAGGTGGTGAAATAAAATAATGAGCAATGAACTATTACAAAAAGTAATTGATACAACAAATCTCGGTACACCAGGCAACGACTTGGCAGGTGATGGTACACCTTCAGGTACAGGTCTTTTATACCCAGATCAAGCTAACAGATTCCTAGATTATATGTGGGATGCAACAATTCTTGCAAAGGCAGCACGTACAATCCGTATGCGCAGCAATACTACAGAAATTGATCGTGTATCTGTTGGTCAGAGACTTATGACAGTTGCAGCAGAAGAGCAACCACGTGACTATGTTACTGGTTTCACAAACGCAGCAGCAACTTTCTCTAAGATTTCTCTAACAACTCGTAAGCTTCGTCTTGATTGGGAACTTTCATCTGAAGCTTTGGAAGATAACCTTGAGGGTCCAGATCTAGAAGATCACATTGCACGTCTGATGGCAACACAGGCTGGTAATGATATTGAAGACACTCTTATCAACGCTAAGGGCAGCGGATCTGGCTTAATGTCAGCATTCGTAGGTTTCCGTAAGGGAGCAATTGACAACGCACACGTTGTTGATGCTAATGCACAAGGATTAGATAAGGCAGTATTCAATAAGGCAATCAAGACCATGCCACGTAAGTACAAGCAACGTCGTAATCAGCTTCGCTTCTTCTCAGGTTCAAACCTAGTACAAGATTATCTATATAATCTTACAGCTAATGCTGGTTCAGTAAACCCATGGGATATCGCTTCTGGCGTAATCCGTGGTGACGTAGTTGCTAATGATGGAGGACCAGGTACAACCACTCCATTTGCTTTCGGTATCCCAGTAATTAACGTGCCTCTTATGGATGAAACTCGTGATTCCACAGGAAAGGCATTTGATGATGCAGGATACGATGCATCTGCAGGTTTGTTCGGTGATTTACACTTAACATTCCCACAGAATTTCATCGTTGGTATCAAGCGTGATGTTGTTGTCTATCGTCTCTTCCAGCCAAAGAAGGATACAATTGAGTACACTCTATTTATCCGTGTAGGCTGCGCATTTGAGAATTATGACGCACATGTTATCGTAAAGAATGTAAAAGTCGGAGGCACTGATTTCGGTGATCTCGGTTCTGTAACACACGGCGATCTCGTTTCTAACGCAGATGAAAACGTACGTGGTACATTCTAATATAACCTTTTAGGTGCAAAAATAAGCGGGGGGATGCGTAATCTCCCCGCTTATATATTAAAATGGTATAATAGATGTGACATGAAAGGAATAATAAATGTCATTTGACACATTAAAAATAAATGAATTAAAAGAAGTTGCAGAAAGCTTTGGGATTGAAATGCCAGTTAAAGCAACAAAACAGTCATTAATATTAGCTTTACAAGATGAAGGTGTTACATGGGACATGTATACTAAATTCAATGGAGCTGAGCAAGTAGAAGTAAAAATTGACGAACAGCCAAAAAAGAAGTCAAAAATTGAAAAGGGTAAGACTATGTTAGTAAGAATGGATAGATTAAATCCATCATATAGTACTCATGGATATATTTTTACAAAAGAACATCCATTCATTGCTATGTCTGAATCTGAAGCTCAATCAATTTTTGATACAGAAATAGGATTTCGTCCAGCTACTCCAAAGGAAGCTCAGGAATTTTATAATTAATAGGGGGTAAGTAAGTTGCATCAAATAGTTAGAGGTACAACAGAACTTGCAGAATTTGAAATTTATGTAAATGGACAGGTGTCCACAGCAGATGGAGACGTTAATGTATCCATATCAGATGCCAACTACGGAACAAGTATCGGGTTAGGTGGGGACGCAACTTTTAACGAAGTAAATAGTAAGTATACATTTAATTTAGATTCAACTTACACATCCTTAAATAGAGTATTAAAAGTTCAATGGGATTATCAAGTTAATGGCAAACAGATTACATCGGAAGATTTTTATGAAGTTTTTACGCCATATGCTACAGTTGCAAAAATAATAGATTATTATAATTTTGGAACTAAGCCTCAAGATTTAAATTATGTATCTCATGAAGAAATCATACAAGCTGAGAGGGCAGCCAGATATCAAATTGATTCGTACACTGGTCAATCTTTTGGTAAATACTGGGGAGACCAAGAAGTCTTTGGGTATAATTCTGATGCAATGGAATTAGTACAAAGAATGGTAAATATTTATAAATTATATCAAAATGGAGAACTTGTAATTGATTATACTCAAGATCCAGTATATAATATTTTTGGGTACGACGTAGAGTTGTCTACAACAAATAAAGCACTAAGAATTGTTAGAAGCGGTATGGATGTAATTTATGATGGCCAGAATGATCCTACTGTCTTATACGCTGGCAAATTTAGAAATCATACAAGGTATAAAATATATGGAGAACTTGGATGGCCTTATGTTCCACAAGATATACAATATTGCACTTTAAGATTAATTGGGAATATGCTTTCTCGTGACGCTCAATGGCGTGAAAGATATTTAAAGAAAATTGATTTATCTGAAATTTCTTTTGAAATGTCTAATGGGGCATTTAATGGAACTGGCGATGTAATAGTAGATACAATTTTAGATCAATATCGTAATACTGGAGCTGTTGTTATATAATGTTGTCTTCTTACATCGGAACTATTATGAATATGAAAGCTGATGTATTTATACAGCAAAATAAACAATCTCAATCAACAGGATCAATTGCAAGGGAGTGGTTATATGAGACAACTATTCCTTGTAAAATTGAACCCATTCAAGCAACATCTGGCGGAGGAAGATATGATAATAAATCTTTTGATATTGGAAATGCTAAAGAATATGACGAAAAACTTCAATTAAAAATGAAATGTTTAATTCCTATTTCAAAAAGATGGAGAATTTCAAACATAAGAAGTAACGACGGGTCAAAAATATTTACAGAAATAGATAAATATGACAATCCAGATACAATATTTGATATAACAGCGTCACACCCAGTTTTAGATCCATTTGGTAAAATTACATATTATGAAGTGATCTTGCAAAGGGCTCATGTACAAAATGATAACACTGAAAGCAAATAATACAGACATATTAAATATTCAAACAGAATTAGACTTAAAAGTTGGTGGGATAAAAGAATTAAGTTCTCCTATTATTCTTGAAGAATTGGCTAATGCTGTTTTTACATTAAGTGCAAAATCATTTATAAAAGCAATGAATATAGAATCTAAGTCAAATCCTAGTGCATATCATCATATATATGAATGGCAAAGACTAGGAACAACAAGTGGAAAACTTTTCTTTTTAAGAAAAACTAATTCTAAAAATGGAAAATTAATAATAAATCCTGGATTTATAAAATCTAAAACAAAAGTTCCAGTTTCTCCAGAATTATTGTCTCCAGGGAAAACTGGAAAATCTGTTGCTTCAAAACATATTTTTAAAGATAAAGCTTTTATTATGGAAAGTGGAAAGCCAATAATATATAGAACTAGAAAAAATACTCCAATCCCAGATAAAGGAGAACTAAAATTTGTTGCAGCAGGAACAGTTTTAAAAAATTATAACCCTGGTGGTAAACAAGTAAAAGGTTCGTTTGAGAAATTTTATAATTATTGGTATTCTTCTAAAATAAACTCAGTGATTGATTCGTCTGGAATAATACAAAAAATAGATCAAGAGACTGCAAAGATTTTAAATAATAAAGGCTCTGGTTCAAGAGAAGTAAAATCTGCTATAATTAATTTACTAAAACAATATTCCAAGGGGGTTGAAATTGCATGACAGATTACACAAAGACAGCAGCGTCTGATATCAGAACTTATGTATGGGATGCAATAACAGACTCAGGCATACTAGATGAAAACGATTACTATGCAGATGGATTTTCTGAAAATTTAATACCAATTATTCCAGCTCAGCAAATTCCAGAATTCAATAACCTTTTGCCAGGAAAAACATATTTGATATATGACTATGAGGTTCAACCAGTCCCAGTTCAGTGGTGGATGACAGAAGAATCAATGACTATAACGGCAATTTCTCAAAATTATGAAACTTTAATTGAAATAAATAATTTAATGCAAGATTTATTCCGAAGATATGATGAAAGTGCTTCAGACGTAAATTCTTATTTTTCTGCAGATTCAGATTTTGTTTTCCATAATTTTTCCATAGATTCCGTGATGTCTCCAGAGCCCTTTAAGACAGAGGGAGACTATCAAATATCAAGCTCAACTTTCAGATATAACTATTCCCGCAAAACGGGTGCAAATGGAAGGTTCTAAATTCGGTTTATAAGCCTATCGTGATATTATTATGTTACGAGGAAGATTTTGTCAAATTTATAAAAAATAAGGTGGTGAAAAAATAATGGCAGCAAATGTAAAAAATGTACTTGTAGGCGCAGCACAGATTTTCGTTAGCACAGGAACAGGTGCTTCTCGTCCTTCAACAACTCCAGGAGCAGGAAACTTAGCGTGGGGTTCACAGAAGGCAGGAGGTTATCTAGCATCAAGCTCTTCATGGCGTGATGTCGGTTATACTAATACAGGTTTTGAAATTTCATATGAGCCAGGTTATGGCGAAGTTATGGTTGATCAACTTCTTGACGCAGCACGTTTGTTCAAGCAAACAATTAAAGTAATGTTAAAGACAGAGCTTACAGAAGGTACACTTGAAAACATTAATCTTGTTTTCGGACAGTCAGATCCAATCCTGACCTATAGCGGTTCAACAGGAACAAGCAACACAACATTTACCCCAGCTGAAGATTCTTCAGCAGGTGCTTATAACGCTAAACTTAATTTAGCAGCAGGAGCACTTGGAGATGCACCAGTTGAGCGTTCACTTGTTGCAATTGGACAAGCTCCAGCAAACATTGGTACAGACGCAGATCCTGTAGACGTATCTTCAGTTAATAAAAAGGAGCGCATCTACGTAGCACGTAGAGTTGTTCAAGTTGAAGTCACATCACATGGTTTGAAGCGTGATACTGCAACTGTATTCCCAGTTCAGTTCCGTTGCTTACCAGATGATAATGATGCTTATGATGGAGCAGAATACGGTGTAATTATTGACCGTGTTTACAGCACTGTTTGATAATTAAATTTAATAATTTCATAAAGGCCCGCTCAATAGAGCGGGACCTTTATGTTTTTTATATATAAATTGCTATAATTATACATAGGTAAATTAAGGAGAATTAATGCCAACAACAGTATACGATACGCTTGAAATTAAGCTATCAAACGGTGAAGTAATTAATGTAGCACCATTAAAAATAAACAGATTAAAAAAATTTCTTGCTGTAGTAAAACCTCTTCAAGAAGATGAAAACATCAATGAGGAAAAAGCAATGGAAATTTTCATTAAAGCTGGAATGATTTGTATGGAGCAATTTGCTCCAGATCTTGCAGCTGATCAAGAAAAATTTGAAGATAATATTGAAGTCCCAACACTGATGAAGATTTTGGAAGTCGCAGGCGGATTGAAGCTTAATGACGACCCAAACTCCCCAGGGGCGAGTCTAACTGGGAATCGCTAGATTTAGCCGCCCTTGAATCAGAAGTTTTTCTTCTAGGTCACTGGAAGAATTATGATGATCTTGAATCATCATTATCTATTGAAGAGTTGCTAACAACATTGTCTGCTATCAGAAAAAAAACTGAAGAAGACCAAAAGTTTTTAGCAGCACTTCAAGGGATAGAACTTGAAGAAAAAACATCACAAGGTGATGATATTACTAAGTTAAAGGGATTCCAAGCCCGACAAGAAGGATTTGGAGTAGGTCTAGGCTTAGGACATATAGTGGAGGGATAATTGAATAACATTCAATTAAATATTGTTGCGAATGCTCAATTCCAACAAGTTTATGCAGAAGTAGCAAAATTAAAAGAAGCAATGTTATCGCTTCAAAAAGCTTCTGTCGGTGGACCATTTACTCCACAGGTATCGGCATCTATTAAACAAGCGCAATCTGCTTTTGATAGTGCTGTTTTGTCTACTCGTGCTTTTACAATAGAACACGTTGCTATGTCAAGCAGTGTTGAAAAATTTGGCAAACAGTTAAAATCGGGTCAATTAAGCTTAAGTAATTATTATAAAATTTGGCGGGATAGTGCTAAAGGAGTATCTTCAGAATTAGATGCACTTGCAACATCTCAAGCCAGATTAAACAGATCCATAGCAATTGCTGATCCTTTAAGGCCAGGATATGCAAAATTAGTAACAGATATAAATGGTGTTGTTACCGCTCAAGAAAAAGCAGTGTTTTATCAAAAAGCATTAAATACAGCATTACAACAAGGTTCCATCAAATTAATTGATTTTGGTAAAAATACACAATGGATGGGTAGACAGTTAACTGTAGGTCTAACTATGCCACTTGCAATGTTTGGCGCAGGGGTATCTTCAGCATTTCTTCAAGTTGATAAAGAATTAACAAGAATGCAAAAAGTATATGGAAGTGGTTTAATACAGCCAACTCAACAAGCTTTAAATCAAATTAGAAAAGATGTATTAGCATTAGGTAGCGATTTAGCAAAAACCATGGGTGTTTCTGTTCAAGAAACAGCATCAATGGCAGCAGACTTAGCTGCCACTGGATTAGAAGGTCAAAATTTAATCTCATCAACTAGGGAAGCATTAAGACTAGCAACGCTTGGAGAATTAGATCATCAACAAGCAATGCAAGCAACAGTTTCTCTACAAAATGTTTATAAATTAAATACAATGCAACTAAGTGATGCTATCAACTTTTTAAATGCAGTAGAAAACCAAACATCTACATCTTTACAAGATCTAGTGGATGCAATTCCTAGAGTAGGACCAATTGTTCAACAATTAGGAGGATCTTTTAAAGATACTGCTGCAATGATGGTTGCAATGAAGGAAGCAGGTGTTCCTGCAGCACAGGGCGCAAACGCAATTAAGTCTGCTTTATCATCATTAATTAATCCTTCTACAAAAGCAAGAGAAGCTTTTAAAAATTTTGGGATAGATTTAGGAAAAATTTCTTCAGAAACTGGTGGAGCACCTCTTTTAATGTTAAAAGCTCTTTCAGAGCAAATGAAAAATTTAGATAGATTATCTCAAGCTCAATTAATTGAAAAATTATTTGGTAAGTATCAGTTTTCAAGAGTACAAGCTCTAATTGACAATTTGAATAAATCTGGATCTCAAACAACCAAAGTTTTTGATTTGATGGGTGCGTCGTCAGCGGATCTTGCTAAACTTGCAGGCCAGGAATTAAAAACACAAACAGAATCTGCCAGCGGTAGATTTAAAAGAATGGTTGAAACATTAAAGGCAGATTTTATTCCAATAGGTAATATGTTTCTTGATTCTTTTACAAGAATTGGAAAAGTTGTAGATAAAGTTATTTCTGCTGTACGAGCAGTAGCAAACATATTGGGTCCAACAGCTAAATCTTTGGGTAATATTTTTGGCGGTGGTCTTGCAGGTTTAATTGTAGTTGGTCCAATCATCATGTTGGTTGGTTTATTTGCAAACTTAATCGGTAATATAATGCGTGGTGCAAACGCAATGAGAATGTTTAAGCAAGGTATGGAATCTGCTACTGCTTCTGAAAATAAATTCCTTGCTGGGTTGCATGGTATGAGAAATTTTTATGAAGCCTTAGATAAAAGTGCTATTGCAGCAAGAAATCAAATGGATCTTATGCCAGAAGCAATTACAAGTAATGCAACGGCTTTTGAAATTTTAAGAAAATCTATTTATGATCTAACATTGCAGTTTGAAGCACTTGCAGTTGCTCAACGAAGTGCAATGGGTTTTCCAACCCCCAATACTGGAAAAGGTGGGGTCAAAAATATTCCATTTAAAGCTCCAGGATTTGCAACAGGAGGCTGGGTTCCAGGAAATCCTTCTCAAGGAGATATTTATCCAGCAATGCTTACTGGAAAAGAGTTTGTTGTTCCTTATCCAAAATCAGTTAAATATTCATCTTTCTTAAATGCAATAATGGATGGGAATCTACCAGGATATTCTGGTGGAAACGGAACATCTTCTGCTACGCATGCTGCGCATGCTGCCCCAGAGTTCCAACCTGGAAGCGCACAATGGGAAACAATAATGAACCAATACCCAGAGTTAAAAGCATTACATGAACAAATAACTGGATCAGTAAAAATTGTTTCAAATTTAGTAAATACAGATGTGCTTGGTAAGTTAAATTTACAATTAAGAAGTGGCACAGCAACTCCAGAAGATTTCTTAAAGAACTGGGGAGTAGGCGGAACTGGGTTTAGAACATCTGCAAAACTTGGCGGACTTCAGATGTTTGATGAAGAACATTTGGGCGCATTAAAAGATTTTGAATCTATCATTAAAGAAAGAGTTGTGTCTCTAGGAAAGCAAAACATAGCAGATGCAGATGTATATCAAGAAGTTCAAGGTTTGATATCTGAATGGAAAAACACCAGAGGGGCAACAAGAAATGTAGCAGAAGCATTGGAACAAGCTGCGTTACAAATAGGACAGGTTAGAGTCAATCCTGGAAAAGATTATATTATGACTGGGCTTGCCAACGGAACTCTTGAACAAAGAGGAACAGTTGTTTATGCAGCAGGTACTGATACAAGAGTTGGGGAAGTTGCTAATAGCAAGTCTAGAGGAACCACAAGAGTAAAAGATATTCAATATCAAATGAAAAATAATTATACTAGAGCTATTGCAGAGGAAAGAGCTATTGCAGCAAAAGCAGTACAAGATCAATTTATTTATGATGAAGCAAGAATTGCAGCTGCAGCTGCAACACGTGAAAAAAATGATCCTTATATGGTATCTCGTTCAAAAAGAAGAAATAGTCCAATAGAGCAAGCAGGGATTGATGGTGCAGATGATGGGCACATGTACACACACACATTTGTTGATACTATTGAAAAAGAAACAGAGCAAGAAAGTAGATCAAGCAGGTTTGCAAGTAAGTACGGAATTGCTTCAAGAATGTCCAAAGGCCCTGGAATAATTGGAAGAGCTGGACAAAGACTTGGTAATTTTAAAGGTGGATATGGAACAGGAATGGCAGCAATGATGGTTCCATCAATAATGTCTATGCTTCCAGAAAAAACAGGTGGAGGAACAGATTTATCTGGACTTAAATCTGGAATTGGAACTACTGCAAGCATTGTTGGAATGGCAGCCTTTATCCCAGGTTTACAACCTTTCCTTTTGGAAATTGCAGCTGGGGCTGCAATATTTAGTGGATTGAAATGGGCATTTGGAAGAGCAGATGTAGCAAGGAAAAAATTTGAAGCTGGTGTTATAGAAACTTATGCAAAAATAGAAAAAGATCCAGAAAAGTTTATAGCAAAAATACAAGATCAAGTTACAGAACAAGATAAAACTGCAACCAGTTATAATAAAATGTCTATATACGGAAAAGTTTATGGAGACACTTTAATGAGAATGGTGCAGAATATTGGGTCTGGGGCCATAAAGGGAAAACAATTAACAACTACGTTAGACGCACTTAATTCAAGTGCAGTTAATGGTAAAACGCAGTGGAATGCTTTTAAGAATGCTATTAAAGCAGCAGGAGACCAGAATCTAATAACTTTGTCCACGTCAATAGATAAAGTTTTTGGAAAAACAAATTTAGCAATTATTGCAATGTCTAGACTAGCAACCCTAGCTGCATCTGGGATAGATCCACAAACATTTTTAACTCAAAATGGAGCAAAATCTTTAATGGATAAAGATTTTATGAATGATTTCCTTGATAAACAAATAAAAACATTAAAAGATCAAATAACATCTTTACAGAATCCAGTAAATGCTGCAGGAGTTTCTAACCAGAAAAAACAAGACGCTTTAACAAAAGAAATAAAAAAACAAGAATTAATTAAAAAAGAATTAGATGCTCAATTAAAAGCAATGCAACATCAAGCAGAAACTGTTAATAAAATAAATGAATATTATAACAAGCAGTCAGACATTGTTCAACAAATTAAACATGCAGAAATTACTGGTAATTATATACAAGCAGCTCAATTAAAAAACGTTCAAAACCAACAAACATCGGCATTTAGAGCTCAACAAGCAATAGATGAAAAACAAGGACAGGTTGATGCTCAAAGTGAATTAATAAATGAATTAAATGCTCAATTACAAGCATTGAAAGACATACAAACTGCAGCGGAGGCAACCGCTTCAAATGCAGCACAAATAAAAGTATTGCAAGGCCAAATTAAAGATTTGCTTTCGTTGAAAAAAGAATTGAATAAACCAGCAGGTATCCAAGCAAAGGGAACAATAGATGATCCAGTTGTAGTAAAACCTTTAATAATTTCTGCAGAAAACAAAAAGAAAACAGAGGAATATTTAGGGCAGGGGGCTGCTGCACATGTTTTTGATTCTGTTACAACGGCAGATTTAGAAAAAGCTGGCGCAAAAGCTACTGGAAGAGATAGATGGAATCAAGGTACTTACGCTGGTCAATATATAACTTGGCAAGGTAAAAAATGGAAAGTGGGAGCACAAGACCCGTTAACTGGACGCTGGTCAATAGTTCCAGTTGCAAACAAGGCTGCAGGTGGTTCAATTACTGGAGCTGGAACCTGGACATCAGATTCTATCCCAGCAATGCTTTCTCATGGAGAATTTGTTATGAGTTCAGCAGCTGTAAGTAAATACGGATTGGGTACTATGTATTCATTGAATAACAGAAATTACGAAGTACCAAATCAAATGTCTTCTTCTAATAATCAAAATATTAATTTTTATATTAGCGGAGTTAGCGATCCAAATGCGGTAGCAGAAGTTGTAATGCAAAAATTAAAAACAGTAAATGCTAAAATTAATAAAACTAACAAGGTGGCGGTATAATGCAAATAGATGCTGGAGTATCAATTTCACTTGATCAGAGCACGTGGTATAAATTAACAGATCACAATAGACAACCAATATCTTACACCCCACAAAGAATAGAACAATCTCAAAGAATGGCAAATGGAACTATGAGGAAAATGGTCATAGCTAATAAAGCTGTCTATGATATAAGTTGGCAAGATGTTCCCTCAGCAACACAAAGTATTTCAACTCAATCTGGAATTTCAGTATCGCAATTTTCTCCTACAGTTGACGGAAACTACGGAGCAGGGTTTTTAAAAGCTTTTTACGATCAATATGTTTTCCAACCAATTTGGGTTAAATTAACTTATGCTAAAGATTCTTATTCTGGTAATTCTCACAATTCATCAAAAATTGTAGTGCCATCAACATCCAATCATCTCATTATTAAAGCTTTTATAACTGATTTTAAATATACTGTAAAGAAAAGATTGACATTATCAGATTATGTTGACATGTCAATTCAATTTACGGAGGTTTAATTTGTTAACAGTAAATGGCGTTGATAAAGATATTTTTTTGAGTTCAAATTCTATAAGCATGGTTCCATGCATTTCTGCAGAATGGAATCAAAATATATTTAATTCGCCGTACGTAACAGTTGCAGGAGATGGTACAAAAAAAACAATTACAAAAACTGGTGGACCAACTCTTACAGAAGAAACTGAAAGCAATAAGCATCCTAATTTTAATACATTTTCTTATGATATGGACGGTTCGGATACAATATCATATACTTGTACTGGGTTGTCGGGGAAAGCTTATAAAATAATTACTTATATTACAACAGATTCTTTAAGTCCAATTTTAGTTAACACCTACGCAGCGGGAGGCTCAAGACAATTTGGATCTAATAACGTAGAAGTTATATCTGCTGGGTGGACTAAAGTAGAAACAGTCATAGGTGGCACAAATGACACAATATCTTCTTTTACATTTAATATTACTCCAAATAAATTAAGTTCTGCAGATTCATATGGACATTTATATTTAACGCAACCAGAGGTTTATGAAACAACATATTTTGATTATCAAAGAGGAGCTATCTGGAACACAGAAGCAGTATTTACTGGTTTTAGGCCAGGAGAATCATATGTTACAAGCGGAAATTCTTTAATAAATTTTCCTTCGGAATATAGAAAAATAAATACAAGTAATTTATTAAAAGGTAATAATAACTTTTATATGCCAGTTTCTCCGTTATTTTCATCTCCAAGTTTTTTTATGACATCTACTTCAGCTCCAGTATATAAACATAGTTTATTTTCATCTTTATCTAATTATAAATATTTTATCTCTGATACCAATTCTAGCACTTCAATTTCTGGGATATATGCAGATACAGTTTTAACAAATAAGGTAGTTATAAAATTTAATACATATCTTTCAATACCAACTGTGAATGTTTCATTAACGCTTTCAGATAATTCAGTAATAAATTCAGGATCAGTAACTCCAGACAATACGGGGACATTAATTCTTTACCTTAATTCTGGAACTCTTAATACAACAAAATGGTCAACTATGCCAACAATTGATAGTAATGGAGCAATTACAAATTACATTGATGTAAAAAAAATTACAGTACAGCTAGTTGGCACACCAACTCCAAGCACATATTTTAATACTTCAAACTCATATGTGTCTTCTGATAAAAATAGAATGCACGTAGTTGAAATTTCTCCAAGACTAGAATTAGATTTGACAGATTATGTGATTAGTGTAAGTTCAAACAAGTCGCTAGACGGAAAAGAAACTTATATGCCAATATCATCTGTTGTTACAGATGATGCAAGTATTGTTTTTAGTGGCATCCCTCTGGGAGATATTAATAGCCCAATCCCAGTTTTTTCTAATGTGAGTAATTATTCAAATACAAAATTAAAAGGGCTATTAAGAAAAAATGTTAAGTTTTACATTAATTATTTATTAAAAGATTATGTTTCGTATTCTACAAATGCAAATATTTCTGTCAATAAGATAATCCCAGGAGGAGTTTGGTATTCAGATATTTGGCAGCAGCAAGATATAAATACAATAGATATACAGTGTTTTGACATAACTAGATATTTGCAAACTACCCCATCGTCCGATTATGTTTCAACCTATAGAGATGCTTTTGAAGTAATAGCAAATGTTTTGGATTTAGCAGGCTTTACAGATTATGATATTGATTCTTTATATTCTGTGTGCAAAGACAACAACACTCCAATTAATATGAATTATTATTTCTGCAATTCTAAAGATACAACTTTGATGGAAGCTTTAAACCAAATATTTTTGCCATATCAGATAGCAGCATATATAGATAATTATGGAGTTATGAAATTTTTAAGTCTTTCTTCTATAATGCAAAAAACAAATACATCTGAAGATTTTATTCTTGGAGATGATGATGTTGTTCAAGGTGGATATTCAATTACAAACAAAACAAAACCAGGAAAAATTTCTTTAAGGTATACAACTCCAAGAATCAAACAATCGTTATCACTGCAAAACGTTTCAAATATAGATATTAAAAACGGACCTGGTTATGTATACACAACAAGTAATGATGTCGTGTGGGAACAACAAACTACAGATGCAGTCGGTCTTAATTTTCTTTCGTCAAGTATGAATAATACACAAAATTATTTTAATTTAAATGCATCAGATCTGTTAGACATATTCCATACTTTTGATTTGAATAATAATGGGTATGTTGCCGTAGAAGATGAAATAATGTCTTTTGCCTATAAAGAATATACCATATCTAACACAAATAGTTCTGCAACTGTAACTGTATCAGTTAAAAATCACCTGGAGCTTGCAGAAGCAGTAAATAGATTTATACAAGAAAATAAAATTGGGTTGGTACAAAATTATGGAGCTATAACAAATGTAACACATAGTACATCTGGAGGGCTAGGATACAACACCTACACTATATCTTCTAGTGGACATTTAACTTCTGTAAATAAAGGAGATTATATTTCAGTTTCTGGAATGAATCCAGATCAACTTAATGTGTCTGCACAAGTCGTAAGTACATCTGGACATACTTTTACAGTACGCTCTGATATTAATAAACCATTTGTTTCAGGAGGGGAAGTCACAAAAGGATTTGATTATGACGTAGTTATTGCTCCAACTGGCAAAATAACAAATGTGCAAAGAGGAATGTTTGGAACAAATGTATCTGCACACAATGTAATATCAACATTAACATCAAAAAATTTATCTTCAGGTATAGTTAATTCTGGATTTTCAAATACTTCGACTGGGTTTTCTGTTGATTCTTCAAACAAGTCAATAACAATTAATCCTTATAGTACTGGAAGAAATGTTGTATATCCAACATCTAATGTAGATGAATCTTATAATACATTTTCAGTAAAATTTAATTTTGATACATCTGCTAATTTAGCTTCTGCAGGTTTATTTATGGGATTAAATACAAGCAATCCCAATGGTGCAACTTTCCTTGAACTTGTAAGATATAATGTTTCTACCAATTCAATTCCTAATTTTAAATATATTTTAGTGCTATCTCAAGAGGGTTATGCCCCAACAGCATATGCAGATGTAACTTCAGTTGCTCAAGGCATTGTAAATAATTTTCAAAAATTATATTATAAAAATAATTCGGCATCAAAGGCAGATGGATCAGATGCTTATATTTTATATACTCATCCTGCAGAAACTTTTCATTTGAGATTTACAGCAATTCCTTATACAAATTCGGTAGATGGAGAAGGATCATCAGCTTATCCTTCTGGATACGTAATGGGTGTATTTTTAAATAATTTTGAAATTACAAATTGGCAACAATATATAGATAACCAATGGACAACTACAGATTTAAACACACTAACTGGGTTGAGAAAAAAAGTAAGATTAAATTGGTCAACATCTCCAGGATTAAAATTTGGAGCCGTTGCAGACTCTGCACCTATTATTATTTATCCAACAGACCCAGATATAACTTATCCGACTAGCAATTATTCTTCAGGAAGCAGTTTTGTATACATTAGAGAAATTTATGCAACACAAAAAGTTTTAAAAGAAAGAAGCGTAAATTATTATTTTCAAGATCGTGAATTTTTAAATGGAATGATACAGGGAGAAAGATTATTTTCTGATTATAAAGAATATATTATGCAAACTCAACCAACTGCAATTGGTATAAATACTTATGATGTTCAATATACAAATGGCGCAGCAGTGTCGGTAGACGTATTACCAGCCGAGTATTCACTTCTATATTTTCCTGGGAATACTTTATTGGAACAACAATTTATCCAGCATCAACTTGTTGATGAATATTCAGTATCATATTCAACTCCATTAAATACGGGCTTCAGAGCAAAGTTTGCTTTGGCGAATAATTCTCCACACATGGTTTATTTAAAAAAGGATTCTGATGAACTTGTTCAATCGGTTGTTAATTTTAATTTATGGACTCATGAAATAATCGTTCCTTCTGACCCAGAGATTGTCGAGCATATAACGGACGCTGGCAATCTGTTAGAAACTATGCAAATAGATACTCCTTTTATTCAATCAAAATCGTCTGCATTAAAATTGCTTAAATTAGTAGAGCATTCACTTGATAATTTTTCAAAAGATGTTTCTATAACAATATTTGGCAATCCAATTATTGAAGTGGGAGACATTGTAAAATTTACATATCCTCTGGCTGGTATTAACCAACAAAAATATTTGGTTCATTCAGTTCAAAATAGCTTTAATGAAGGGTTTACTACTAAATTAATCTTAAATCAATTAAATAAGGGTATTAATATATAAAATGGTATAATTAAATACCAAAAGGAGAAAAAATGGCATACATAAAAATATCAGATCCAAAAATTATAGATTTATCAACTATCCATCAAATAATAAATGTGGTAAATCAGCATAGCGATAATATTACTGCGTTAACAAGTAATTTTGGGTCAACATTCACTGGTTCAACCGCAACAACCCTAAATGGGACAACATCTTATCAGTTTGATATTTCTTCGCAACAGATTATGTATGGAAAAACTGAAATTACTGCCGATTCGTCTTCATATCATAATGTGAGTACAAAAATGACTTATTATACAGTTCCAGTAACTTTTGTAGGAACTCCTTTTTCATCTGCTCCAATAGTAACGGCAAATATAAATATTAATAGCACTACAGACCCTAAAAAATCAAATCTAACTTATTGGATTGGAAATACAACTCCAACTTCCTTTACTTTTTATTTTAGATCAGTAGGAGAAAATACAGACTGGATTGCCAGCGATACAAAATTTTATTTTAACTGGATGGCCATAGGACCTAAGTAATTGAAAGGAGATTTATGAAAATAGATCTAAATTCAAAATATCTTTCCAGCTCGTCTTACGCTAAAAAGCAGACGATCCCTATTGACATGCTGTTAGACCCTAGACTTACATCTTTGACTGCAAATTTCAAAATTGCAAGACAAAATGCAGAATATACTCCAATTGGTGAAGGAAAAAATTTAGCAGGACTTCTTCTTACTTTAAAAAATCAAGCTCTATTTAGTTATCAAAACCCACACACTGGAAGCGATGGTGGTGGAAGTGGTAATCCACCAGGATTACCATCAATTGGAACTCCTCCATTACAAGTAGAAAATCTTACAGCAGCGTGGGGCGACGATGATAGTATTGTTCTTAATTTTGATTTTGATCCAAATGATGAAGCTAATCAATATATTGCTTATTTTAAAGTAAAGTTAAAAAACTCTGCGGATAAACTTTTTCCATTACGCTCTGGCGTAGGATATGACGCACAAAATATTTTAGATTTGGCATCAATCTCTCAAGAAATAATTATTCCGTGGGAAGATTGGTCAGGTTCAGGAATACAAGATCCAGAAACTATTTCACAAGTAGGAGTTGCAACAGCAGATATACTTCAAACAGGAGATTATGTATATGCAGATTTAAATGCTGGGTCTTATGTACCAAGTTTACCCACACCAGAATTTACATTATCTGCAGGAGTTGACTATTATGTTGTAAATATATCAAATTTATCTTCTGCAATTTCCAAAGGAACTTATTATGGAATAATTGTAGAAGAATACATAAGTCCAATAACAGTAAAAGCTCAAATCCCTCAACCAACTACTATGACAAATGGATGGGTTCAAGCCACAGCTTTAACTACAAATAGCGTGGTAGTTATATATACTCCAGATGAAGCACATAGGTGGGTAAGAGTAAAATATTTATCTAAATCTGGAAGAGGATCTACATATTCAGATATTCAAGATATAACACCTTTGCCTTTTCAGCAAACAAATACAAACCCTCCAGGACAATTTAGTTCTGCAAGCATACAGTGGGTTGGCAACGACGTTAGAGTAAATTTTACACAACCTTCTTCAAATTCAGGGAATACGGTAAAAGTAAAATTAGTGCCTTATATAAATGGTGTTGAATCAACATCACTGTATGCATATTATTATCACATTATAAATGGTTCTGAAACATTTTTTACAATACCATCTTTAGATTTGTATGGTCAATTTGGGACATATTACAGTACTTTTAAAGCATATATAACATCTGTTTCTGCACAAGGCGTTGAAACAACTGGGGCAGTTATAACATCTGGACCAATTACAAGATCAAGTTCAATATCATCTATATATCCGACATTAGGTACTCCAAATGTTAATTCACCAACAGGCGTATTTAGAGTTAATGCAATATCAAACGGATATGTTGTTGAATTTGATTTACCTTCTGGAGCAACAAGACTAGAAGTATATGAAAAATCCACTGCGTGGACAACAGTTCCAACAGATGATTCTAATATGGTATATTCTGGACTAAGCCCAGCTGTTGTTATAACGCCAGACACAAACAATAGATACGTGATTGTGAGATATTATGACCAATATGATAATTATTCTCATTACAGCATGGAAAAATCTGGACAAACAAGTGGTGTTTTAGTAAGTCCAGTAGATATTGGTAGAAATTCTTTAATTGCTAACCCTATTAAAATACAAACAGATGGAAGTATTTTTTCAGGTGCTGGTGGCAGCACTGTTTATCCACAAGTATTTTTTAATAAAGATGGTTTATTTGCATATGATGCAAGCGGTAATTGGACAACAGAAATAATAAATAGTGCAACAACAAATGCTCCAACTTTTATTACAAAAAGAGCAGTGATTGGTGACTGGACAATAAACCCAGCAGGCATACAAAATGATCTGTACGCCTCTGGACCAAATAAAACATATACTGGAATGTCTGCAAGTGGAACTTATGCATTCTGGGCTGGTTCAGGTACATCAAATAATTCAGATGGACTTGCTAAATTTTCAGTAACTCCTGGCGGGGCTGTTGTTTCAAGAAGCATTAGTATAATTGGAGACGGTACTGGCGGTGATTTAATTCGTGCTGGAGGATCTAAATTTACAGTTAATCAAAATGGAGATTTAACAGCAACATCTGCAACTATTACGGGAAGCCTTACAGTAGATCAACAGTCTTATTTTGATTCAAATGTAAATGTTAGAAATGGCTACATAATAGCAGGATCTGGTGGACCAAATTCTGGACCAAATGTACAGATAGATTCAACTGGGTTAAGCGCAAGATCCGCTTCTGCAGTAACAACAAAAATATATTCAAGTGCCCCTGATGTATCTGGCATTGCGGGAGTTAGTCTTTGGAGTAAAAAAGCTTTGTTTGGATCAACAACAAGTTCGGGATGGCTAATTGAAGATGGTGTTATGAAATCTGATTATGTAACTTTAAATTCAGCTAATCATCAAATAAGTATTTATTCAACAAATAATGCTTACGGAGTTCAATTAAATGGAGATGTTGATACTTCAAATAAGGCTTTGGTAATTGGTAATTTAAGTAACCCAAGTTTTTATGTGACACATGCAGGAAAACTTGTTGCTACCAATGCAGAAATATCTGGAACAATAACTGCAAATCAAGTAGATATTGGTAATTACGGCGTAAATGTTTGGAATTCAAGTCAATTTTATGTTTCGGCCACTGGCGCAGGAACTGGTCAGGTTGGGGATATTATAATACAAGCTGGTACAATGAGTGGACAAGAAGATACAAACGATGGAGATGAAGTGAACTCGTTAGCAGTTTATAATATGAGTTATAGCGGAAGAATTAGAATGAACTCAAGTGGAACACAGATATTTGGACTACCTAAATTAGGAGATTATAGCAAATATGGTGGTGGTGGAATTTATACGTTAACTCAAAAAAACTATAATAATAGTAGTTATGGTATGGGTGCAGGTGCTAGACAAAGAACTATTGTTATGGATCCTTATGATAAACAACTTTACAGAGGTTTTGCAATTTATTATGGAAGTAGAAGCACAGCCCCTTCAGCTGGTACTGGCCATGTTGGCGATATATGGGTTAGTTGGTCTTAAAAATGGCAAATGCTCCAAAAATATGGGGAAAACAATATACCAACTCTAATTGGGGAGAAATAAAAAGAGTTTGGGTTAAAAAAGATCCAGGTACTATTTGGGAACGTGCAAGAAAAATATGGTTAAAGGTATACACAACTGGAACTTGGAAATTAATATTTTCAGGCGGGAATCTTCCTGTATCTAGTGAAACAGATCCAATATCAATAAGATATAATTCATATACTGGAACTAAATTAACTGACTCTTATGCCTTTATAGGTGGTCCAGCATCTGATGGAACTGATACTCAATCTCTTCTTTCTGCATATTATTTATATGGACATGACGGTTCATATACAAACTATACTTCTATAACAAATAGACACTACAAATACGCATATCCAACTATAAATGACGTGCTTGGCACTCTAGAGGATGATGATATATTAAATACAAAATCAAATATGGAAGTTGCCGAAAATTGTTATATTTGGTATAACTTAAAAGTTTGGAATGGTTCAGACCCATTTGACGCAGTAGAATTCGAAGCTGGACCTGTATATATGATCAAGCAAGATGTATATGCAAATTCATTTCCATCAATTTCTGGTACTCAATCTGTTGACAATACAATATCAATGGTTTATAATTATAAAAATTATTGGTATAACAGCCCAGATCAATCAGATTCATATATAGCTTGGTACAGATCTTCAGATGGATATACACTACCTGGGGTTAATACAGATAGTGATGTTGGAAATCCAGTTGCTATTAAATATTTTACAGATTCTTCAACAAATAATACTACAAGTATACAAGGAGCATTAAGTTATAATGTTACTTCTGCTGATTCAGGTTATTATTTAATTTGTAGAACACATGTTGAAAATTCATATACAAAATATTTTAACAACCCAGTGGATTATCGTGTTTCAACAAATGGAAAAATTGGAGTACCTCCACCAACAAACAGTGTAAAACCATATTATGAATTAATATCTGGAACTGCAAATACAGTTGGAGCAACGTACAGATTTTATCCAGGAACTTGGAATAACCCAGCATCAGGGACAACATTGCAATATAGATATATATTAGACAAAAATAATATATCAGGAACTAATGTATTTACAAATCCAGGAGTGACTACTTTTACTTCTGACACATATTTTGACTATACATTTAATAATCAAATAACAGATACTTTATCTTTCTACGTGCTGGCAACCAATGGAAGTGAATCTTTAAATTATGCTTTTGCACAAACGTCACTTGGGCCAATTTTAGCACCTTTCACACTTGGAACTGTTCCAGTTTCGGGAGGATCTTCTGGTACGTATTCAGACACTGGCACAAGAGATGTCTCAGCTGGAGCAACTTTAACAGTTTCGCCAACTGGTTGGCCCACAGGAACTACTTTTACATACCAATGGTATAGAACTAGTGGAGGACAACAAAATGTAGGTGCTTGGGGATCTTCTGCTTCACAAGCAGTTGGAACATCTTACGTTGGAGAAAATACATACTGCAAAGTTACTTATTCTAACTCTAATTACCCCACAAATGGTAGTGGATATCTTTTTACTGATGGTTTTACAATTGTTCCATCTGCCCCTACATTTAGTTTGACAAACAATAATAATGGAACATTTACGATATCTGGAGTTGCTTCAGGAGGAGCTGGATATTATGAAGGGTCATATACTTACGCAGGTAACACGTATGCAATAGCTAGGACAGCAATAGGAACAGACAAAACATTTTCTCCAGGAGCGGGAGATGTTGTAGTTACATTGTACGGAACAAAATATGTAAGTGCTCTTGGGTTATATTTTAAAGGTTATGAATCTAATTCTCACAGCGTAACGGTTCAACAGATTACATTGGGAGATTTTACATACTCATTATCAAATAGTACACCTACTCCTTATTGGAGCATAGGAGCTGGTATTAACATTACTGGATCCTCAAACAATGTTATGACTGTAACTTGGAGACCAGCAGACGGAGTTGTGAGTTCATATGCAGACCAAGTAAGTGGTGTGTACAATTCTTATTTGTATAATACTGGTTTATCAACAAGCGATGTTTGGACTTATAGTAGTAGTGGTAATGAATCTGCAACAGTTTACGCTTATAATAATAATACATCTACATATTCAGTTACTGTTTCATGGACCCCATCTGCAAATGCACAAAGTTATATGGTTAATTACACTATACCAGGTAAAGGTATATATGGTGCATGGTCTGGACCAATTACTGGCAACAGTTGGACTTATACAACTGATCAAAGCGTAACTGCAAGCGTTACAGCCTACTCTAATGCAAACGGAACGGGAGTATCAAAAGGAGGATCTGTTTCGGGTAGCAGTTCTTTGACAGCTTCTGGAACTTCTGTTTCAGCAACAGGTGGTCCTTTTTATCTTACATATACTCCTCCAGCTGTAAAACCATCTATTGTTACATATCCAGCTATTACTCCAACAAGCGGAACTTTAGGTTCTACACAATTTACTTGTAGCACTGGAACATGGAATGGAACTCCAACTCCAACGTATACATACAATTGGTATTATTTAAAATCCAGTGGTTGGACTTCAACAGGAGTGACTACAAGTACTTATACTCCGCCAACATCCTTGTCAAGCATCACTGGATTTTTGTATACATTGTATTGCGAAGTAACTGCTACGAATTCAGCTGGCTCCACTGTTGCAGGATCAAATAGCGTAGGGGTTAGCTCTCCATCAGTATTTAGTCCACCTTTCTTCCCACCGTTCTTTCCACCGTTCTTTCCTCCAAGCTTTTTTACTCCACCATTTTTCCCACCAGGCTTCTTTAGCCCACCTTTCTTTCCGCCGTTCTTCCCACCAAGCTTTTTCTGCATTGATCAGGATACTCCTATCGCCTTGATTAAAAATAATGAAATAATTTGGACAAAAGCTAAAGAAGTAAAAATTGGAGATATTGCAGTTTCTATTTCAATGGATAATTTGGAAGATGAAACAAAAATAGATCCTTACACATGGTCATCAAAAGAATTAAAAAATATTAAATATGAAAAAACTGAAATTAAAAATATATTAACCCACACAAAAGATGTTACTTTAATCTTAAATAAAGATCAAAATAAAAGATTTTCCCTTGAGCAAACAGTTTTAATGAATAGGTCGGGAGTTTGGTTTTTTGGCTCAACTGGCCAGCTAGAAATTGGTGACATTCTTTTAGAGGAGCAAAATGATAAAAGCTTTAAGAACATAGAAGTTACATCTATAGATATTATAGATGGTCAAAGAGAGGTTTTTGAATTTGATGCATCCCCCCATGATTTGCTGTTAGCAGGAAGCCTTGTTGTTCATAATAAAAAGGTATTTGCTTGATTTTAAATAAATGATATAATATATGAGGAGGAAAAATGTCGGCACTATTAACAAATGAAGAAAAGATCACAATAATTGATCAACATATTAAATCAATTAATTATTCCCTATACGGATTTGAGTTAGAGCTTAAAGAAGCTCAAGCTATATCCAACCCTGACTCAGAAGTAATTGCAAGTATTAATTTAAGGATTTCTGATCATGTTGCAAAAATATCTGCATTAAACGAAGAACTAGCAACATTACAATAAGAATAGAGAAAAAATGGAAAAAGCAGAATTAATAATTGCTGCTCTACAGCAGCGCATTGGCGAAATGACTGCCAATTATGAAACAACAATAGCATTACTTAGAGCCGAGCTAACTCTTATTTCAAATTCTCAAGAAGAAAAACAAAATGCTATTGAAGAATATACTCAAGAACTTCAAAATAAACTTGATTTATAAAATAATATATTAGATAATATATACAAACTGAAAGGTATTAATTGACAAACGATCTTAAATGGATGATTTCGTCTGATCAACAGTTTCCTTATCAAGACGATAAGGCTATTGAATTATGGTTTAAAGTGATGAAATGGTTTAAGCCAGATGTAGTTGATTATGCGGGAGATACAGATGATCAGGCTTGCTACAGCAAATATACTGATAATCGTCCTACTGAATTTTTAAAAATGCATAAAGATGAAAATGGAGATGCAATTGTTCCATTAATTCAGCATGAGGCTAAACAAGCTGCTGATTTTTATGCAAAAACTAGACAAGTAGCTGGAAAAGATGCGCAATTATTTAGTGCATTGGGTAATCATGATATTCGTATTTTTGATTACCTAGAAAAAAAATTGCCAGATTATATTCCAGTAGTTACCCCTGAAACTTTATGGGGATTAGATTCGTTAGGTTATGAATACATATACTATAACGAGTTGCCAAAGTTACGCTTTGGCGATATACATATTCATCACGGCGTTGGGTTATCTCAAAACGCAGGTGAATCAGTCCGTAAGGATGTAGAAAACTGGGGAATATCCTTGATCCGAGGACATTCTCACCGTGCTGGCACATTTTTTCAAACATATGAGTTGAGAAATAACGGTAAAGGTGAGATACTGAGAGGGTATGAACTAGGTCATATGAGTGATGAAAAAAGCACTGGTATGGGATATACCAATGTTCATAACTGGCAAAAAGCATTTGCAATAGCACATATTGAAAATGGTGTTTATCCACACATTCAAATTATTGAAATTTCGCCAGATTATACTTGTTATGTGGATGGCAAGAAATTTACATTATAAGGAGATATAATGAATAAGCAATTACAAGCAGCACTTGCTTCATATGTTCGCACAGCAGTCTCTGCTGCAGCAGCTATGTACATGGCAGGTCACACTGACGCTAAGTCTCTAGGAATGGCAGCACTTGGTGCTGTTCTCGGACCTTTGGCTAGAGCCGTTAACCCAAATGATTCTTCTTTTGGGCGTGGAGCAGCAAAGTAAAATTAAATAATGATGACCTGCAAAAGATGTAATGGCAGGGTTTTTATAGACCGTGTTTTTTCGCAAAAATTAAGGATAGAATTATTCTGTGGTTTATGTGGCAAACGTTGGTTTATACGTAAAAGTGGGAATGCATTTGGAGAATGGCTAAACAAAAAAGAGCACAAACTCAACGTAGAATCTTGTATTTTTATTTAAATAACGATTTGCATAGAACTTTACAAGTAAATCGCTCTGATGATACAATTATTGCATTCAACTTCAGAGAGGGTAAGCGTGTAGCATATAATTATATGGATGTTAAAAAAAACAGAAAACACGCTTACTCAATCTCTGAGGTAGCTAAATTAATAAATAGACATACTGATACAATTAAAAGGCATTTAAGATCGGGAGATATTAAAAAGCCACAACAGGCTTATGCCGTAGAAGATAAAAGTAAATTAAGTAGATATTATTTTAATGATGAAGATATCAGACAGATAAGAGAATTTTTTAAAACCGTACACATAGGTAGGCCAAGGAAAGATGGAGAAATTACTGCAAGTAATATTCCATCAAAAGCCGAATTAGAAGCATTGCTTAGAAATGAAAACATATTATATGCAAAAAATAAAGATGGAGAATTTGTTCCAGTTTGGAAGGCTCCAGAATGGTAAATAAATTAAATAAAGAGGCAAAGCACACTTTAGATTTAGCACTGAGGGTTTTAGAGCATGCAATGGAGTTAGCTTCAGAAAAAGAAGATTTAGAAGCAATAATTGCCATATCAGATAGATTAATGATGTTATATCAACACCTTTCTGATAAAAATGTTAAGAAATTTAAAACTGGTTTTTCAATAGAACCAGTTACAAGGAAAAAAGATGATGAGGAAGAGGACACTGAATATGAGTCAGACTAATGTAAAGGTAGAATTAAATTTTACAAGAAATCTTGGTAATTTTGAAAGTGTTAAAATAGGTATAGGCGTTGAAGATTGGGTTCGTGAAGGAGAAAATACTTCAACTGCTACGGATAGAGTTTACAAGTTTGTAGAAGAAAAATTATTAGAAAAAGTTAATGAAATAGAGGAAGATTTAAAAGGTAGGAAGTAATGTCTAAAGAAGATCCTAAGCAAGCGTATGCACTAGTATCTCTTTATATAAGCCTATATAAAAATAAATATAATAAGCAACCAATTGTAAATAGATACCGTGAAAAATGGGCTATGCAAGATGTTATAGAAACTGTTGGCTATCAAAGGGCAAAAGAACTTCTTGAATATTATTTTCATTTAAATAAAAGTGGTCATCCTTTAAATTGGTTTTTATATAATTTTGATAGAATAGATGACACATTAATAAAGTCTGAAATAGATAAAAAGTATAGAGTAGAATTAAGAAATAAAACAAAAGACATGGTAGAACAGGAATTAAATGAATACTGAAGCAGCATTGCTTTCTGCAATATGTAAAAATAAAGACATTGCTACAGTTTTAACAGATAATGTAGACGAAGTTTTTGTTTCGCATAGAGATGTGTGGGAAGGTTTAAAGTCGTATTATTTAAAATTTAGAGCAGTTCCAGATGCGTCTGTTTTAACAGAAAAATTTCCTGATTTTGAACCTGAGTCTGTAAATGCAGAAACTGGGTATTATCTTGATAATTTAAAAAATGATTTTCTGACAGCTAGAATTAAAGATATACTTTTAAGAAATGGAGTTTCTTTAAAAAATAATTCAGCAAAGCGTGTGTTACTCGACATGCAGACAGAACTCTACGGATTAGCAAGAATGACTGGAGAGGTAAGAGATGTAGATTTAACTGATTTTGAATTAGCTGAAAAACATTTTGAATCAATTCGTGAGCGTTCAATTGCCATGGGGGGAAGCCCAGGCATTAAGACAGGCTTTAACGCCATAGACCTTGCATACCCTACTGGAATGGCTCCAGGACACCTTATAGTCATGATTGGATGGCCAGGTAGGGGTAAGACCTGGTTCTCTTCTTATTTGGCCTGTAAAGCGTGGGAACAAGGCTTTAAACCAATGATCATATCTCTTGAAATGTCTCCAGAAAATATGCGTGATCGCATTTATACCATGATGGGGTCTGGCTTATTTAAAGCTTCAGATTTTTCTAAGGGCATGGTAAATACAGATGATTTTAGAAATTGGGCAACAGACAAGTTTACCGATAAGCAACAGTTCATTTTGATATCTAATGAAGGGCAAGGTCAGGTAACTCCAAATACAGTACAAGCAAAAATAGATCAATATAAACCAGATTTAGTAATTTTAGATTACCATCAATTGTTTAATGATTCATCAGGTGCAAAATCAGAAATTGAAAGAAATAGAAATATTTCTCGTGATTTTAAATTGCTTGCAATGCGTAATAATATTCCAGTAATTGATATTACTGCTGCAACAATGGATGATATTTCAGATCAAGATTCTCCTCCAATGATGAGCCAAGTAGCCTGGTCTAAAGCAATCGAATACGATGCTGATATGGCTATTGCTGTTCACAAAAACCCACAAAGCAATATTATGGAAATTGTTAGTAGAAAAAATAGACACGGTACTGATTTTGCCTTCTATTTAGATTGGGATCTCAATAGGGGAATTGTTGAAGAAATTTACGAAATGGACATAAAACAAGATTAATTTTATGTAACAATCTTTTTTTTTAGTATAATTGCATCAAGAGTAAAGGTAGTTATGCTAAATAGAAATATAAAAAGTTTTATAATTTCTGGAGTTATTAAAGATGATTCAAAAATAAGTAAAGCCAGAGAAAATTATGAAAGATTATTATTGCAAGATATGAGAGATAAAGGTTATGTGCCAGTCTTAGATCTTGAGTCTCAATTTTCTATAAAGTATAATGAAAATAAAGATAGTTATAGTTTTTTTCTTGAAATGTTTGGCGTGTATTTAGGCAAAAAAAAAGCTCAAGAAGTAGAGGGTTTTTCTGGCCAACAATTCTTCAAAAGAATAACAATGGAAGTAATAAGTCCACCTCCAGCATTTAATGTAAAAAATTTTCCACATTTTTTCCCCCCAGCTTTTGTTAAGCAAATAGACAAGTAATATATTTTTTGATATAATTTTAAAATGCTTATGGAAAAATATTTACCGTCACAAATCAAAGATGTGTTAGAAAACATTGGAATTAAAATTTATAACCAATCAGATAGTGATTTTTTATGCTATTGTCCATTTCACAATAATAAACACACACCGTCATTTGCTATAAGTAAAACTACTGGGTTGTTTATTTGTTATAATCCATCATGCGATGCTAGAGGAAATTTAGAATATTTGATATCTCAAATTGGAAAATATAATAATTTTGAAGTTGCAAAGTTTATTAGAGAATTACATAAAAATAGACCCGATACTTTTTATGAAGATCTTGAGGATATATTTACAGATAAAAAGGAATTTAATCTATTCCCACAAATGGTTATTGATGATTTGCACAGTAATTTAAATAAATCTGAACGTGCTAAAGAGTATTTTTTATCAAGAAATATTAATGAAGATTCAATGAATTATTTTGAACTTGGGTATTCTGATAAACAAGATATGGTAACTGTCCCCTTGCATAGCCCAGATGGGATGCCTGTCGGTATTATTGGTAGGTCTGTAGAAGGAAAAAGATTTAAAAACAGCGATAACCTCCCACGTAGTTTAACAATGTTTAACATACACAGAGCTAAAAAATTAAGTGCTACTACAATAGTTTGCGAGTCTTCATTTGATGCGATTAGAATTCATCAAGCAGGATACCCAAATGTTGTTGCAACCCTAGGGGGCGGGATTTCTAAACAAAATGTACAAAATTTAAATAGATATTCTTCATCTATTATTATTGCAACTGATGCAGATGAAGCAGGAAGAAAACTTGGGAATGAAATAGCTGGACGGCTTACTAATAAAAATATAAGCTGGGCTTCATTTACCGATGGAGTCATATATCCTAATGGTGCAAAAGATGTGGGGGATCTCACAGACCAAGAAATAAAAAGTTGCATTAAAAATGCAGTAAGTCATTTTGAATATATTTCTTGGTGATATAATAGTAATACAGGGCATCCTATAGCCCAAAACACAAGGAGAATAAAATGGGAATAGTAAAAGGCTTAGCAGCTATCAATAAGGCAATAGAGCCATCAAACAATCAAAACTACGATCAAAAAGGTCGTTGGCTACAACTTAAAGACGGACAATCTGTAAAAGTTCGTTTTCTTCAGGAAATTGATCCTGATTCACCAAATTACAATAAAGATGCAGGATTAGGTATTGTTGGCATTGAGCATACAAATCCAAAAGACTATAAGCGTAAAGCAGTATGTACTTTTGAAGATGAAGGTCAATGTTTTGGATGTGAACAACACCGCCGTGATCCAAAAGCTGGATGGAAAGCACGTCCAAGATTTTATGTAAATGTTTTAGTTGAAGATGGAACAGAAGATCCATATGTTGCTATTTTATCACAAGGAACTGGTCCAAAATCTGCAACACCAGAAATTGGTCAATATGCTGCAGAAACTGGTAGCATTTCAAATCTTGTATGGAAGTTAAAACGTACTGGTGAAAAAACTGATACAAATTATTCAATCATTCCATTGCCAACCGCTGAGGTTAAAGCAATTGATTATTCAAAATATGAGCTATACGACTTAGAAAAAACAGCAGTTCGTAATGTTACATATGCAGACCAAGAAAATTTTTATCTTGGTGTTGTTTCAGAAAACTCACAAGAGTCAACCACTTCATCATCTGTTGAGTGGTAATTAAATAAACGGAGTATTGGTGGATTTTACACATTTACATGTGCATTCGCACTACAGTCTTATGGATGGGCTATGTTCGCCTGAAGAGTTGTTGCTTGCTGCAAAAAATGCAGGACAAACAGCAATGGCTATTACAGATCACGGAACTTTAGCATCACATAGAGATTTACAGATTGCAGCTAAAGAGCTGGGAATGAAGCCAATACTTGGTTTAGAAGCATACATATCAGCTACAGATAGATTTGACAAACGTGATATTAAAAATCGTGATGATAATACTCAGGTTTTTAATCATATAATATTACTAGCTAAAAATCAAATTGGACTTGACAATTTACATAAATTATCGGAAATAGCATGGACGGAAGGATATTACAGAAAGCCACGTATAGATTTAGAGATTTTAGATCAATACGGAGATGGGTTAATTGTACTGTCTGGATGCATGAATGGACTTATAGCAAAAGCTTTGCAAAATGATAATATGGATAAAGCAATAATGTATGCTAATTGGTTTCAAAATAGATTTGGGGATGATTTTTATCTTGAAGTGCAATCACATAATGATAAAATTGTAAATGATGGATTAAAAGCAATATCCGACAAACTTGGAATTGCAATGGTTGCAACTGGCGATTGCCACTATGCAACTAAAACTCAAAAAGCTCTAGAAGAAGTTTTATTAATTCTTTCAACAAAACCTGACCAAGCAGCAAATACAAATTACGATTCAGGTAAAAAATATAAAAATATTTTTGAAAGATTAAATCATTTATATCCAGACCGCCCGATTAGCTTTCAAGATATAAATGTTTATATACAGTCTTATGATGAGATTAAATCCGACTTTGGTCCAGAATGGGATGAAAGTATTTATTTGAATTCTATGTTTATTGCAAATAAAATAGAAGAGTATGATTTTTATCAAAATTTACAGTTATTACCAAAACCAAAAAAAGATGCACATAAGCAGCTAGTAGAAATGTGCGATACAGCATTAAAAGAAAAGGAATTGGATAATGAAAAGTATAAAGAGAGACTTGAAGAAGAACTCTCTGTCATCAAAGATAAAGATTTTAGCAGTTATTTTCTTGTTGTTAGCGACATGGTTCGCTGGGCAAAAGAAAATGAAATCCTTGTTGGGCCAGGTCGTGGATCAGCAGCAGGATCGTTAGTTTGTTATTTACTTGGAATAACAGAAGTTGATCCAATTAAATATGATTTATTGTTCTTTAGATTTATTAATCCTGAGCGCAATGATTTTCCAGACATTGATACGGATTTTATGGACCGAAGACGAGGAGAAGTAAAAGAATTCCTTAGAAAAAAGTTTAAAAATGTTGCTTCTATTTCAACATATCAATATTTTAAAGATAAAGGAGTTGTAAGAGATGCTTCTCGTGTTTTTGGTGTTCCACTTGGAGAAGTAAATAAAGCATTAAAAGGAGTTGAAACTTTTGAAGAATTTGAATCAAATAAAAACGTTGATTGGTTTAAGCAAAAATACCCTGAAGTTATTGATTTTGCTTCCAATCTTCGTGGTCGTATTCGCAGTGTGGGTATTCATGCTGCAGGTGTTGTTGTTGCTAAAGATCCTATCTCAAATTATGTTCCTATTGAAACCAGGAGCGATTCTAGCGATGACGTTAGCGGTAGAGTCCCTGTTATTGCTTATGATATGGACCAAGCTGCTGATGTAGGGCTTATTAAATTTGACGTACTTGGATTAAAAACTTTATCTGTGATACATGATACCTTAAAGAGCATTAGTGAAAGACATGGAAAGAATATTGATTTAAATTCATTACCACTTAATGATAATGATGTATTTAGAGATCTATCAAGCGGTTTTACAAAAGGAGTTTTTCAAGCAGAAGCTACCCCATATACAAATTTATTAATAAAAATGGGTGTAGATAAATTTGAAGATATGGTTGCATCAAATGCTTTGGTTAGACCTGGGGCAATGAATACAGTTGGAGCAGAATATCTTGCAAGAAAAAATGGAAATAAATCTGTTCAATACGTTCATCCAATTATGAAACCATTTACTGAAAATACATATGGTGTAATTATTTATCAAGAACAAGTAATGCAAGCTTGCGTACACTTGGGGGGTATGACTTGGTCAGAGGCTGATAAAGTACGTAAAATCATTGGAAAGAAGAAAGATGCTAAAGAATTTGATGTTTTTAAAGATAAATTTATTGATGGAGCAAGGCGTTTTATTTCTAAAGAAGATGCTGAAAAACTCTGGCATGATTTTGAAGCGCATGCTGGTTATTCATTTAATCGTTCCCATGCTGTGGCTTACTCTATGTTGTCTTATTGGACTGCTTGGCTTAAACATTATTACCCGATTGAGTTTGTATTTGCTTTACTTAAAAACGAAGGAAATAAAGATACAAGAACAGAGTACTTACTGGAAGCAAAAAGACTTAACATTAAAATTCTTTTACCCCATGTCAATGAATCGGAATTAGATTTTAGTATACAAGGCAATTCAATTAGATTTGGATTGTCGGGCGTTAAATATATATCAGAAAATATTGGAAAGAAGATTATAAATGCAAGACCATTCAAGTCCTATGCTCATCTTTTGGAAGTGGCTGGAGAAAAAAAATCTGGAATTAATTCAAGAGCAATCTCAGCACTCAACATCATCGGCGGGGCTAATTTTGAAGATAACCCAAGAACTGGCAAAGAATCTGAAAACTATTATGAATATTTAAATATTCCTAAATTTGACACACGTGGAATAACTCCTAATATTAAATCTCAGGTCACACCCCTAGAAGATTTCCTAGAGGAGGGAGTGTTTATATTGTGCGCAATGGTTAAATCAATAAAAAAGGGTAAAGGTTGGTCAAGAGTAGAGTTGGTTGACGACACAGGATCTATCGGAATATTTCATAGCGAAAATACTCAAATTGAAACTGGGAACATGTATTTTTTTCTAGTAGGGGACAATAGAATTCATAAGTATGCTACAATAGATGAAGTAGTTAATTTTAAAGAAGATTCTTTTATTAATTATTTACATTCTGAAAAAATAGAAGTACCAAATGGTAAAAATTATATTGTTGATTTTACTCATTATCAAACTAAACAGAAAAAAATGATGGCTCACATTATATATTGTGACGAAGACAAAAATTTATACCGTGTAATTGCTTTTCCAAAAATGTATACGGTTGCGCTTGGAAAAATGAAACCAGGTAGTTATTGTTTACCAATTATAGGTAAATTAGACGACGGAACAAAATATGTAAAGGATATAGAATGACAGAACAAAACACAGAAAACAAAGAAGTAAACATATCAGTTGAGCAAATTCTTGCATCAATTATTAATACAATGGGAACAATTACAGTCCCTATAGAAAAATTAGTTGAAAATTATGGCGATAGACATGTAGCGGTTAATCAAAATGAAGATAGATCTGTTGAATTTTCTTTGGTAGAAAAAACTCAGGAGTAGAATGCCTGTAATAGCAGAGGATATATTAGCTAAATTAGACCCTAAAACTAGACAAAGAATACAATTAGCTACTGGCGTAAGTGCTAAAAGACAAAAAACTCCAAGTGCTGGATTAAATTTATCTTTAAAGGGTGGCTTAGGGTATGGTAGGCAAGTATTAATTTGGGGAAACAAATCAGCAGGTAAATCTTCATTTTGCCTACAAATGATTGGTCAAGCGCAAAAAGAAGGTAAGACATGTGCATGGATTGATTCTGAACATTCTTATGATGCTGAATGGGCTGAAAAACTTGGAGTAGATTCATCTTCTCTTATTTATTCACAAGCTAAAAGCATAAATGACATGGTTGATGTAGCAACCCAGTTAATGGATGCCGAAGTTGATATAATAGTGGTTGACTCAATTTCTGCCCTGCTACCTGCAATTTATTTTGAAAAAGATAGCACAGAGTTAAAGAAGCTTGAAGATACTAAGCAGATTGGCGCAGAAGCAAAGGATATGACACACGCTGTCAAAATGTTAAACTATGCCAATAAAAACACGCTACTGGTTCTCATTTCACAACAACGTAATCAGTTTGGTAGCATGCATGCCACCCACATACCCACAGGTGGAATGGCAGTTAAATTCTTCTCCTCGACAATCATTAAACTTTGGTCTTCAGAAGCTGAGGCTAATGCCATTAAATCTGGTATTAAAGTTGGCGATAAGATTATTGAACAAAAGGTTGGGCGACCAGTCAACTGGATTATTGATTACAATAAACTCGGACCGCAAGGTCAGTCAGGACAATATGACTTTTACTACCAAGGTGATTCACTGGGAGTAGATCAGGTTGCAGAAGTACTTGACGTTGCAGAAATGATGGGGGTAGTCCAAAAAGGCGGAGCTTGGTATACAGTTGAAGAAGAAAGATTTCAGGGAAGAGCAAAAGCTGTTGAATATTTAAGAGAAAATCCAGAAGTTGTAGAAAGATTAAAAGAAAAAATTTATGGGTAATTACGATACTTTTGCAAATAGTAATAAAGATTTAGAAAAGTTAGAAAAAATAAATGGCCGTTACGGATGCAAGTTTTGCAAAAAAGAGTCAGATACTGCATACTGGGATAGGAATCAATCAAAAATGATATGGGTATGTGCTGACAATCACAGATCGGAAATGCAATTTGACTGAAAAAGGAGAAGCTAAAAGAGACGGAGCAAAACTCCAAAAAAATAGTGGTCGTGGTAAAATCCAAAAAGGAGATGCCACTTGGAATGGTTTTGTTGTTGATTACAAAGAATATTCAAAATCAATTTCAGTATCAGAAGAAATTTGGGCAAAAATTTGTACAGACACATTTAAAGTAAATAGGTCTGCACACCCTTTGCTTAAATTAGTTTTGGGGGGCGGAAGTAAAAAAACAAGATTAGCTGTATTAGAATGGGCTTTATTTGAAGAAATGGTGAAAGAATGGCAGAAGAAACAGTACTAGAACAATTATCAAAAATTACAGAGTTTAATGATATGTCAGAATATATGCAAGATAAAGATCTTGATCAGGCACTGGAATTGATAATTAAATTAATATCAAAACCAGATGTGCCACCATCTGCAGCTCCATCTTTAATAGTTAAACTACAATCAATAAGCGCAAAATTGTCAATACAGGCAAGATACTATACAACCTTTCAAAAAGGTGGAGAAAATTCAAAGAAAAAGAATACATACTACACTGCATCGGAAGCAATAGATAAACTTGTTGATGCTTTAAAATATTCAGCAAGGTATGGTATTTAATTGACTATCACAACTCTAAAAATTAAAAAAAAGCCAGGAGGTTTTGATAAAGAAAAATTTCTTAAGGAATTTTATGATACTTATGAATCTAAAGCTGGATTTACAGAAAAGAAAACGTTTTCTCCAAGCACATTGGGATATGGGCATGGTAATTGCGCTAGGTACTGGTTCATAGCGTTCACAGGAGCAGATTTTAAAGATACTGCAACGGTTAAATCTAAAGCTAAAATGGAAAACGGAACCTTTGCTCACGATAGGTTACAGCAAAGATTGAGTAAAATGAATCAATCTTATAAAGTTGTTGCTCATGAAATTGATACTGTTTATCAAGATCCACCTATACATGGATATCAAGATAGTTTAATCCAAGATTTAGAAAATGATTTAATGCTTCCATTTGAAATTAAAACCGCAGAAGATAGTCAATGGTTAAATAAAAATTTTACAGGAGAACCCTCAGCAAACCATAAAATACAATTATTAACTTATATGAAAATTTGGGGACATAAGCACGGAGTCTTTATGTATGAAGATAAAAATGATCAAGAGTTATGCCTTATTGTAATTTCAATGGATGAAGAAAATACACAATTAATTGATTATGTTTTTGATTGGTTGCGAGGAGTTTATGATATATTTTTGGCAGAAACTTTGCCAAACAGAGCATTTGAAAAAACTTCATATGCTTGTAAAGGTTGTCCAGTCAGAGATGTTTGCTGGAAACAAATGAAAAATGATGAGGGGCAGGTTATTTATCCTGCTATGCAGACTAAACTATGATTTGTGATTACGAAGAATGTAACAATCAATTTGAACCAAGAACACATAATCAGAAATATTGTTCCGATGAATGTTGTAAAATTGCTACAAACTTAAAAATAAAAGAAAAATATTATTATAAAAAAGCAAGGGCATCAGGAGTTAAATTTACATGTAAAAATCGAGGATGCAGCCAAATTTTAAGTAAATTTACAACAGATTTAATTTGTGAAAATTGTAAAGCAAAGCAACGAACAAAAGATCGTAAAGAAATAATGGATATTTTAAATGGCAACTAAAGTTTTAGGGATAGATGCAAGTACAAATAGCATTGCTTTTTGTCTTTTTGATGGCGATACCCCAGTAAAATGGGGAGAATTAATGTTCCATGGATCTACTGTATATGAAAGAATTTTGGATGCTAAGCGTAAAGTACGTGCAATTCGTGAGCGTTTAAACTATGATACAATATGTATAGAAGCTGCAGTATCTGTAAAATCTGTAGCAACTGGCTTAAAGATGGCTTATATGTTTGGAACTATTATGGGGGAATTGATGTATGACGACACAAAAGTTGTTGAAGTTCATCCTTTAAAATGGCAGGGCTATATTAATAACCCTAATTTTACAAAAGCTGAAAAAGAAAATGTAAAAAAAGAATTTCCAGGTAAAAGTGAATCTTGGTATAAAAATAAAATAAGAGAATTAAGGAAACAAAGAACAATAAAATTTGCTTCCACTTTGGGCATTTACACAGAAAATGATAATGTTGCAGATGCCGTAGGGATAGCATGGTGGGGATCAAATGGACAATAATTTATATAAATCAAAAGCTTGGCTATATAAAAGATATATTGTTGAGCGTAAAAATATAGTAGATATAGCAAAGGAAGCTGGTTGTAGCCATATGACAATCCAAAGATATTTAGAGAAACATGGGTTGATTAAAAAAAGATAATGCCTACTTATGAATATAGTTGTATAGAATGCGAGACAACAGAAGAAATTACAAGAGGAATAAAAGAAGAAGAAACTATTCCTCCGTGCCCAGTGTGCGGTTATAGAATGACAAAAGTTTATAGCACGTTTGGAATTAATTTAAAGGGATCTGGTTTTTATAGCACAGATAATAAAAAAGGAAAATAATGAGTGAAATAGAATTGTCTGATCAATTTGATCAAATGAATAAAGTCGTTTCAGAATTTATAAAAGGCAGTAATGTTAATGATATTGCTAAACAATTTGATTTGAAGCCAATTCAAGTTTCTAACATGCTCAACGCTTGGCGTGAAATAATGCATAGTGATAATGGAATACGTGAACGTGCTAAAGAAGCCCTAGGCGCAGCAGATCAACACTATTCTATGGTTATTAACGAAGCTTGGAATACAGTAAACCAAGCAAATGTTCAAGATGATTTAAGGACAAAAGCACAAGCATTAAAACTTGTTGCAGATGTTGAACAAAAAAGAATTGATATGTTACAAAAAGCTGGCGTTATTGAAAAAAATGAAATGGCTGATCAAATACTTGAAACAGAACGTAAACAAGAACTGCTTGTTGCTATTTTAAGAGATGTTACTTCTTCTTGTAATACATGTAAGCAAGAAGTAGCTAGAAGATTATCTGAAGTTACAAATAGAGTAGAGGTAATATCAGTTGACTGATTTTAGTGCATTTTTAGAAGCACTTGAAGAAGATGCTTTTGAAGAGCTCCCAGTAGATATTGAGGAATTCGTTACCTCTAGAGATTATTTAGGTCTTCCTCCTCTGTCAGAATATCAATATCAAATGATTAAAGCTTCTACTCAAATTTATAAAAAAGAAACTTTGATAAAATTATATGGAGAAGATGAAGCAGAAAAAAGATGGAAACAGACTTGTAATGAAGTTATTTTTCAACTTGGCAAGGGTTCAGGCAAAGACTACACCTCCACAATTGCTTGCTCATATGTAGTTTATCTACTTTTATGTCTAAAGGATCCAGCTAGGTACTACGGCAAACCACCTGGTGACAGCATTGATATTATTAACGTTGCTATTAACGCTATCCAAGCACAACAAGTTTTTTTTAAAGGTTTTACAAATCGCATTACAAGATGCCGTTGGTTTGACGGGAAATATCAACAAAAGGTAAGTAGTTTTGTGTTTGATAAAGGCATAACAGTTCATTCAGGTCACTCACAAAGAGAATCTTGGGAAGGGTATAACCTTTTATTTGCTGTTCTTGATGAAATTTCAGGTTTTGATCTGGAATCAACTACTGGAAATGAGCAAGCTAAAACAGCTTCTGCAATTTATAAAATGTTTAGAGGTTCAGTTGATTCTCGTTTTCCTCAATATGGTAAATTATTATTGCTTTCTTTTCCAAGATTTAAAAATGATTATATCCAACAAAGATATAATGAGGTTATTGCAGAAAAAGAAGTAATAATTAGAACACATACATTTAAAATAGATGAAGATCTTCCAAATGGCACTGAGGGAAATGAATTTAGTATTGAATGGGAAGAAGATCACATAATAAGTTATGCTTTACCTAAAATTTTTGCATTAAAAAGGCCAACATGGGAAATAAATCCTACTATAAAAATAAATGATCTAGCTGGAAATTTTTATTCAGACCCGATTGATGCTTTATCAAGATTTGCATGCATGCCCCCAGAAGCAGTTGATGCTCTATTTACATCTCGTGAGAAGGTTGAACGTGCATTTAGTAATTTAGATATTGCATTAGATAATTCAAACTCTTTTAAAGAATGGTTTAAGCCAGAGGAAGATAAACATTATTATATACACGTAGACCTTGCATTAAAACATGACCACTGTGCAGTAACAATGGCTCACGTAGATAGGTGGGTTACAATGAAAATGGCAGGAGCATATACAAATGCTCAGCCATACGTAATCGTAGATGCGGTAAGATATTGGACCCCTACAAAAGAAAGAGCAGTAGATTTTACTGAAGTAAAAAATTATATAATTAGTTTAAAACAAAGAGGATTTAATATTAAAATGGTCACATTTGACCGTTGGAATTCATATGACATGATGGAACAAATTAAATCGTATGGAATGAATAGTGAAATTCTTTCAGTAGCAAAAAAACATTATGATGACATGCTTTTAGCGGTTATGGAAGAAAGATTGAAGGGGCCAAGAATTCCTCTTTTAATTGATGAATTGCTTGAGCTCAGGATAGTAAAAAAAGATAAAGTGGATCATCCACGTAAAGGATCTAAAGATCTTGCAGATGCAACTTGCGGAGCAATTTATAATGCGATATCATTAAGTCCTAAAGGTGATAGTGAAATTCACGTTTATCGTTATGATAGTTTTGAGGAAGATGTCGAAAGAGATGAAATACCTGAAAATAGAGTCATAAGAGTAGAAAAAGCAAGAGAAATCCCAAGTAATTTAAGAGAATTTCTGGGGATAGAGAATGAAGATCCATCTTCAGATGGATTTAGCGATAATTTTAGGATATTGTAGTGAAGTTACTCAAGAGTAGAAAATCTAAAATTGATTATGAAGATTTATACCATGAATCTCAGAAAAAATTAAGCTGGTATATAGAGGCACTTGAGCAAAAACAAATACAATGTGATACAATAGAACAAGTTGTCTCAAGACTGAGGCACGAAAAGACTCTTTTAGAAAAAGAGCTAAATTCTTTAAAAAAGAATATATTAGATTTGCCTAAAACATTAGGTAAAAACCTAGGAAAATAAACCTAACAGAAAAGGATATATAAAAAAATATGAAAAAAATGAGAAATATTGCCCTAGCCTTGGTTGCAGCCATGACTACCGCAACACTCGTCGCAACACCTGCAAGTGCTGCTGTAATGACAGTCGCAGTGACTCTTGATGGAACGGCTAACACAACCGCTTCATCAATTGCTACACCTGCTGCATTACCAGTACCTGCTGACAATACAGTAGATGCTGCAGATGCATTAAAGTTTGTTGCAACAGTTGATACAGGAACATCAGTTTCAGTTTCAACAACAAATGCAACAATCGTATCAGCATTACATACATCTGCTGCTCCAGTATCAGCATCGTCAGGATCTTCATCTTTGACAATTGCAACTGGTACAGGAACAACTGCAACATTTTATGTCTATACAAAGACAACAGCAATTGGAACAATTGCTATTACTAATGGCGGAACAACCTTAACATATTATGTTCAGGGAACTGCTGGCAAGATTAATACTCTTGCACTTTCATCTGCTGATGCAGGAACAACTTCAAGTGTTGTAACCGCAACAGTAACTGCAACAGACGTATTTGGTAACAAGGTTGCATCAAAGGGTCTAACAGCACTTGTTGTTGGCGGAACTCTTGATACTACAACCGCAACAACTGGATCTGCATTGACAAATTATGGTCAAGCAGAATTCAAGGTTACATTGCCTACAACTGGCTCTTCAACACTTGTTGTTTCTGTTACAAACTCTTCTGACGTTGCATCAGTCGTAACTGGATTCAATACAGTTACTTCAAGCGTAGTTAAGACAATCACAGTTCGTGATCTTCTTGGCGAACTTGCAGCACAAAAGGCTATTGCTGATGCAGCAGTTGCTGCTAAGGCAGTATCAGATGCTGCGCTTGCAACAGCAAACGCAAAGTCTGCAGCAGATCTTGCTGCTAAGGATGCAGAAATTGCTAAGTTGAAGGCTGATTCTGCAACTGCTTCAATTGCAACAACTAAGGCTATTGCAGACGCAGTAGCAGCAAAAGATGCTGAGATTAAATCTCTAAAGGATGCAAATGCTAAGGCACTTGCAGATCTTAAGGCTGCTTTCAATGCACTCGCTAAAAAGTGGAATGCAAAGAACCCAAAAGCTAAGGTTACGCTTGTTAAGTAATCTGTTTTAACAAAAGGGGGGCGGGATTCCGCCCCCTTTTTGGTATAATAATATAGCTATAAATAAGGAGAATATAATGGCAGAAAAAGGTACAAGAGCACTTCTACTTGAAGTGATTCAAAAAGAAGTTGGATACGTAGAAGGTCCAAAAGATAATGAAACTAAATATGGTGCATATACAAAGGCAAACTTTTTGCCATGGTGTGGATCATTTGTTAACTGGTCCGCTAATCAGGCTGGTGTAAAAGTTCCAAATACAGTTTATACACCTGCTGGTGTAGCAGCATTTAAAAAGA